CAAAATTAGAAACTTATAATGGTACTGGATGGGCTACTGTAAATAAATTTGAACCTCCTGTTGCTTCTTACCTTGTAGTCGCTGGAGGCGGCTCTGGGGGGCTTGCTAATAATAATGCTGACCATAATAATACTGGCGGAGGAGGAGCAGGAGGATTACGAACTTCTTATGGTAGCACTTCAGGAGGTGGTTCATCAGCAGAATCAGATTTATTATTGAGCAACGGAACCACATACACAATAACAGTAGGTGGTGGAGGAAGTCAAGGCAATGGAAGCGATTCATCAATATCAGGCGCTGATATTACAACAATAACATCCCTTGGAGGAGGATTTGGTGGTGGTGGTTATAATCCACTCAATCTTCCATACGGCATTCCAGGTAGTGCTGGAGGATGTGGCGGTGGTGGCGGAAACCTTTATAACCGATCTGGTGGTGCTGGAACGGCAGGACAAGGATATGCTGGTGGAACAAATTCAGGTAGTGGAAATAGTAGTTATCCAGCTTCTGGAGGCGGTGGAACAGCATCTGCTGGAGTTGCGTCAACTTGTTGTGCTCCTGGGGCTGGTGGGGATGGATTATCAGTATCAATAATAGGTTCAGCTATAAATTATGGCGGCGGTGGAGGCGGTTCTTACGGACCTACTTCTGGCGGAACCGCTTCTGGAGGTATTGGTGGCGGTGGCTATGGTGCAGCAGGAAGTGGTAATCCAGATGGTGGCCCTGGAACTGCAAATACTGGCGGCGGAGGCGGAGGAACTTGGGGTAAAAGTAGAAGTGGAACACCTCAATGGCCAGGCGGTTTAGGCGGCTCAGGTGTTGTGATTTTAAGAATAGCTACAGCTTCATATTCAGGTACTTATACAGGGAGCCCTACAGTAACAACAGACGGAACAGATACAATTTTAACATATACATCAAGCGGAACATATACCGCATAATAAATTAAATTATGGCACATTACGCAAAAGTTTCAAATGGTATAGTAACAAAAGTAATTGTTGCAGAAGCAGACTTCTTTAACAACTTTGTTGATGACTCGCCTGGAAAATGGATTCAAACTTCTTATAACACAAGAGGAGGTAAACACTACAATCCAGAAACAGGAGAGGAATCTACAGACAAAGAGCCTTTAAGAAAAAACTATGCAGGAATAGGGTACACTTACGATGAGGTAAGAGATGCTTTTATTCCGCCCCAACCTTTTAATAGCTGGATTCTAAATGAGGATACTTGTTTATGGGAATCTCCTGTACCTTATCCTACAGATGGTAAAATGTATAAGTGGGATGAAGAAGCTGGAAATTGGGTTGAACTTGTAATTGAATAAAAATGGCTATAGATAAAATAGACCATCCAGAGTTACTAGAATTAGATTCTAGCACAGGGGCTACTGCACTTCCTAGAGGAACGACTGCACAGCGCCCTGCATCCCCTTCTGCTGGATATATTCGTTTTAATACTACTGACAACGTATTAGAAACTTACAATGGAACCGAATGGCTTACTATAGATACTACTGATTATCCTTACAGCATAGAGTATTTAGTTGTAGCTGGTGGGGGTGGTGGCGCACAATATACAGGTTCTGGTGGGGGAGGAGCAGGTGGTTATTTGTCATCAACAACTTCTTTATCTACAGGTATTATTTATTCAATTACAATAGGTGCTGGAGGTGCTGGAGGGGTAAATACAAGCGAAAGTGTTTCTGGAAATGATTCTTCCATTTTAGGAGGCTCTGTAAGTATAACATCAATAGGCGGTGGAGGTGGCGCAGGATATAAAAATTCTTTTTATGCTGCTAAAAATGGCGGTTCAGGTGGTGGTGGAGCGTATGCTGCAACTACTTCTGGCGGTTCTGGTACTCTAGGTCAAGGAAATGATGGAGCAACAGGTGGCGGTGGTCCTGGAGATGTTGGAGGTGGCGGCGGTGGCGCAGGAGCTGCTGGAAGTGGCAGGCAAGGTGGTATAGGAACTTCTTCTACAATAACAGGGTCATCTACATATTATGCTGGGGGAGGAAGTGGTGGTCAATATCCATCTGGTAGTACACTATCTGGCGGATTAGGTGGCGGAGGAACTGGTGGCTTAAACGGAGGCGGATACACATCTGGTACAACAAATACAGGAGGAGGTGGAGGTGGTACAGGTTCAAGTTCTATAGCTACTCAGGGTGGATCTGGTGGTTCTGGAGTGATTATACTTCGTATGCCTACCGCAAACTATTCTGGAACTACAACTGGCTCTCCTACTGTTACAACTGATGGATCGGATACAATATTAAGCTACACTAGTAGCGGAACTTATACAGCTTAAAATACATATAATTAAATAAAATGAATTTAATAAGAAAAATATCAATTGGTAGAGATTATAAAAATGATGCAATGCATTATTCAATTAATCAAGAAGTATTTGGCGGACATACTATATCCGAAATACTTGAAGAAGAAGAAGGATACGTAATATATATAAAGAAGAATGACGAAATATTGCCATGGAAACATTTTAATAAGAATATGGCGGTATCAATTGAATTTAATTTAGAATATTAATGAAACATACACATGCTTATATTGTAGAACCAATTAATGGTAGATACAATAATAAGAAAAATGTTGAAGACAAAGAATTAATATTAAATACATCTATAGAAGATCATAAATTTGTAAATAGGAACGGTGTTATAATTGAAACACCTATTATTAAAGACGAATATGATTTACAAATAGGTGATGAAGTAATTATTCACCACAATGTATTTAGAAGATATTATGATATTCGCGGCAATGAAAAAAACAGTCGTAACTTTTTTGAAGAAAACAAATATTTTTGTTTTTCAGATCAAATATTTTTGTACAAAAGAAACGGTAAATGGTATACTCCAAGCGGTTTCTGCTTTGTAAAGCCAATACACAACTTAAATATGTTTGATGATGCTAAAGAAGAGCCATTAATAGGCGTTTTAAAGCATTTAGGAGACGATATAAAAGCTTTTGGACTACAAGACAATGATTTGATTGGTTTTACACCAAATAGCGAATATGAGTTTATAATTGACTCAGAAAAATTATATAGAGTACCACTTAATTCAATTTCAATTAAATATGAACGCAAAGGAACTGAAGTCGAGTATAATCCAAGCGGGTTATAAGGCAGTACACGAGCTTATAAGGGTAGCAGAAGAAGAAATAATAGTAGATGGCGGTGAAGATGAATTAGCTGCTGATAGATTAAAGAATGCTGCTGCTACAAAAAAACTTGCAATATTCGATGCTTTTGAAATTCTTAGCCGTATAGAAGCGGAAAAGAATATAATGGAAGATAAACCCGTTGAAAAGAAAGAAGCGTTTGGTGGATTTGCTGAAAGAAGATCAAAATAATGTACGAACAGACATTAGTTAAAACCGTAACACCAATTAAACCTAACGTAATCAAAAGATTAAATAGGTATAACAAATGGGAATACGGTTATAATAAAGAATACGATATTATTGTTATCAGCAAAAACGGTAAGATTGGTGAAATTATTGAAATACAGGGATTGTGTATAGCATTGCCACCGCAACCAAAAGAAATTGATAATAATAATAACAGATGGGAACCGCACGAATTTCCTAAAGAATTAAATAACATTAAAAGTATATTTGATTGGGAAACATATCCGGATTCATTTAAAAATAAATGGTATGCATACATTGATAGAGAGTTTACAAGACGCGAAGAAGGTTATTGGTTTAACAACAAAAACATTCCTACTTACATTACTGGTTCTCATTATATGTACTTGCAGCACACCAAAATTGATGTTGGGAAACCAGATTATAGAGAAGCCAACAGACTATTCTTTATTTTTTGGGAAGCATGCAAGGCAGATAAAAGATGCTATGGGATGTGCTACCTTAAAAATCGGCGATCTGGGTTTAGCTTCATGTCATCTGCCGAGACCGTTAATCAGGCTACAATCACCTCTGATGCTCGGTTCGGTATTTTATCCAAGACAGGTTCAGATGCAAAGAAAATGTTTACCGATAAGGTTGTACCAATATCCGTCAACTATCCGTTCTTTTTCAAACCAATACAGGACGGGATGGACAGACCAAAATCAGAGCTTGCGTATAGAGTACCCGCATCAAAGCTTACCAAAAAATCCATTACAGAAACCAATGAAAAACAAATATTAGAAGGATTAGATACTACTATTGACTGGAAGAATACAGGTGATAACAGTTATGATGGTGAAAAGCTTAAGTTATTAGTTCATGATGAATCAGGCAAATGGGAAAGACCTGATAATATATTAAACAACTGGAGGGTAACAAAAACAACACTACGATTAGGTAGTAGAATTATAGGAAAGTGTATGATGGGATCAACATCCAATGCATTAGAAAAAGGTGGTGATAACTTCAAAAAACTTTATTATGACTCAGACATTACCAGAAGAAATAAAAATGGACAGACTAGTTCGGGATTATATTCTTTGTTCATACCTATGGAATGGAACTACGAAGGATACATTGATTCTTTTGGATACCCTGTCTTTGATACGCCAGAAGAACCCATCATTGGCAATGGAGGCGACTACATTGACACAGGCGTAATAGACTTTTGGGAAAATGAAGTTGAAGGTCTTAAACATGACAGTGACGGTTTAAATGAATATTATCGTCAATTTCCTCGTACTGAGGAACATGCGTTTAGAGATGAAGCTAAAAATAGTATATTCAATTTAAGTAAAATATACGAGCAAATTGATTTTAATGAAACAGCTATAAGAGATGGTCTTGTAACAAAAGGATCGTTTAGTTGGGAAAACGGAATTAAAGATACAAAAGTATTATTTACTCCAAATCCAAATGGTAGATTTTTAATTAGCTGGGTACCGTCTAAGAATCTGCAAAACAATGTAATAGTAAAGAATGGCACTAAGTGTCCGGGGAATGAACATATTGGTGCATTTGGATGTGACTCATATGATATATCAGGTACAACAGATGGTATAGGGTCTAAAGGTTCATTGCATGGGTTAACAACCTTTAGTATGGAAGATGCCCCGCCGCATACATTTTTTTTAGAATATATAGCTAGACCTCAAACTGCTGAAATATTTTTTGAAGATGTTTTGATGGCTTTAGTTTTTTACGGTATGCCAATACTTGCAGAAAATAACAAACCAAGATTGTTATATCATTTAAAACGAAGAGGTTATAGAGGTTTTTCAATGAACAGACCTGATAAAATTTGGAATAAATTATCTATAACAGAAAAAGAAATAGGTGGAATACCTAATACATCTGAAGATATAAAACAAGCTCATGCCGCCGCTATTGAAACATACATAGATAAATATGTTGGATATAATGAAAACGGGAGTGGTAATATATATTTCAATAAAACATTAAATGATTGGGCTAGGTTTGACATAAATAAAAGAACAAAATATGACGCTACTATTAGTTCCGGGCTTGTTATTATGGCTTGTAATAGGCATTTATATCATCCAAAACCGAAACACGAAAAACAATCATTAGGAATAAAAATACAAAGATTTAATAATAAAGGAATGCATTCGCAAATAATTAAATAGCATGGCTGAAACAATTTTAAAAAGTTCATTTCCAAGTCAAATAGCAAGCGATGCTGAAAAGGCTAGTTTAGAATATGGGTTAGAAGTAGCTCGTGCTATTGAACATGAATGGTTCAAGAGAGACTCTGGAGCTACTAGATTTTATTCTAATAGAGATGAATATCATAGATTACGATTATATGCTAGAGGCGAACAATCTGTAAAAAAATATAAAGATGAATTATCTATTAATGGTGATTTATCTTATTTAAATTTAGATTGGAAACCTGTACCTATTATACCTAAATTTGTAGATATTGTAGTAAACGGTATGTCTGACAGGCTTTACGATGTTAAAGCTTTTTCTCAAGACCCATCTTCTGTGGCTCAAAGAACAAAATATGTTGAGTCTATTATTGAAGATATGCAAACAAGGGAAATATCTGATCAGATTCAACAACAATTAGGTATAAACGTTTATAATAACGATCCGTCTAAATTACCAGAATCAGAAGAAGAACTGTCATTACATATGCAGCTTGAATACAAACAAGCTATTGAAATAGCTCAAGAGCAAGCTATTAATTCTGTAATGAATGCAAATAATTATGATCTTACACAACGTAGAATCAATTATGATTTAACAGTTATTGGAATTGGTTGTGTAAAAAATGAATTTAATAAGTCTGAAGGAATTAAACTTAAATATGTTGATCCAGCAGATATTGTTTATTCTTATACATATTCACCTTATTTTGATGATATATATTATATTGGAGAAGTTAAAAGCGTGACTATCAATGAGTTAAAGCAACAATTTCCTGAGTTAACTGAAGAAGACTTAAGTGATTTAACTAAGCAAGGTGTACAAACACCAGCTTCTCATAATAGATTTATTAATGAGGATAGCGTACTTGACGCAAATACTATTCAAATTTTATACTTTAATTATAAGACTTATAATAACGAAGTATTTAAAATAAAGAAAACAGCATCTGGTGCTGATAAAGCAATACCTAAAAACGATCAATTTAATCCACCAAAAGACGATAGATCAAGATTTGAAAAAGAATCAAGATCAATTGAAGTGGTTTATGATGGAGCATTTGTACTTGGTACTAAGAAAATGCTTAAATGGGGAATTGCTAAAAATATGGTTCGTCCTAAAAGTGATACTACAAAAGCAATGCTTAATTACCACGTTGTTGCTCCTCGTATTTATAAAGGACGTATTGAATCTTTAGTAAGCCGTATAACTAGTTTTGCGGATATGATTCAATTAACGCATTTAAAATTACAGCAAGTATTAGCAAGAATGATTCCAGATGGAGTTTATTTAGACGCTGATGGTCTTGCTGAAATTGATTTGGGTAATGGAACAAACTATAATCCTCAAGAAGCATTAAACATGTTTTTCCAAACTGGATCTATTATTGGTAGATCTATGACCCAAGATGGTGATTTAAATCCCGGTAAAGTGCCAATTCAGGAATTAACATCTAATGGTGGTAATAATAAAATAAGTTCACTTATAAGTACTTATAATTATTATTTACAAATGATTCGTGACGTGACAGGTTTAAATGAGGCTAGAGATGGTTCTATGCCAGATAAAAACGCAC